CGCCCGACGTTCTGGCTGCCGGGGTCGGGCATCGAGGAAAAGGCCCGGCAGGATCGCGTCCCTTATGACGTCTGGGCGCGGAACGGATGGCTGACGCCGACGCCGGGGCCGACCGTGGATTATGAATATGTGGCGGAGCACATCGCCACGCTCTGCGACCGGCTGGACGTGCGCAAGATCGCTTTTGACCGCTGGAATTTCCGGCATCTGCGGCCGTGGCTGAGCAAGGCCGGGCTGTCGGATGACGAAATTGACGGCGACGCAGCGACATTTGAACCGATGGGGCAGGGGTTCCAGAGCATGTCGCCGGCGCTGCGCGATTTGGAAAGCCTGTTGCTCAACGAGAAGATCGCGCACGGCGGGCACCCGGTGCTGACGATGTGTGCGGCGAACGCCGTTGTGAAGGCGGACCCTGCGGGCAACCGCAAGTTGGACAAGGCCAAGGCGGCGGGAAGGATCGACGGCATGGTTGCTCTCGCGATGGCCGCCTCGGTGGCGGGGACATATGAGCCGGGCGCGTCTTCCGCGACTGTCTTTGGCGACGACTACGCGGTGGCGCTGTGAGCCTGTTCGGTCGCCTGTTCGGCTCCAGCGACGCGCCGTCCGCAACGCGCGACCCGCTGGACGACTACTGGTTCAAGCCGCTCAGCCGGCGCACGGCGTCGGATGTGGTGGTGACGCATGAGAAGGCGCTGACGGCGCCGGTGGTGCATGACTGCCTGACGGTCCTTTCGCAGACCATCGCCATGCTGCCGCGGGGCGTGTTTGAGCGGATGCCGAACGGCGACAAGCGCCGGGCCGAAAACCATCCGCTTGAAGCGCTGTTCGGAAACCCGGACGGCGAAAGCACGCCGCACGAGTTTTTCGCTCAGCTCGTCTGGGATTTGGCGGCGGATGGCAACGCGCTGCATGTGGTCGAGGAAGGGTCTCTTGGCTTCGCCTCGCGCCTGCCGCGCATCGAGCCGGGGCGCGTCATGGTGGAGCGCCTGGAGGATGGCTCGCGGCGCTGGATCGTGCAGGAACGCAATGGCTCGACGCGGCGCTATGTCGAGGGCGAAATCTGGCATCTGCGGGACATTCCGCTGATCGACCAACTCATCGGCACGTCGCGGCTGTGGGTCGGGCGCGAGGCCATAGGCGCGCTGCTCGCGCTTCAGGATTACGGGGCCAGCTATTTCGCCAACGACGCGACGCCGCCGGTGTTCATCAAGCACCCGGGGCACTTCGCCGACAAGGCGAGCCGGGAGAACTTTATCCGAGCCGTGTCGCGCTGGTTCGGCAACAAGCGCAAGTCGCCGGCCGTGCTGGAACACGGCATGGAGGTTCAGCGCATTGGCAACGACAACGAGGAAGCGCAGTTCCTGGAGACGCGCAAGGAGTTGCAAACCGAGATCGCTCGCCTCTGGCGCATGCCGCCGCACAAGGTCGGCATCATGGAGCGGGCGACCTTCTCCAACATCGAGCATCAGGCGCTCGAGTTCGTTACCGACACTCTGACGCCGTGGATCGACCTGATTGAAGGCGCCATCAATCGGCACCTGATGCTGCGCCCGGATCGCTATTTCTTCGAGTTCGACGTCTCCGGGCTACTGCGCGGCGACATCGAGGCGCGCTTCAACGCCTACGCGCAGGCTCGCCAGTGGGGCTGGTTGAGCGTGAACGAAATTCGCCGGCGCGAGAACATGAACCCGATCGGGCGGCAGGGCGATCAGTATCTACAGCCGCTCAACATGGAGCCCGCGGGCAGCGCCGGGCGTGACCGCCGCGAGCGCCAAAGGCAACAGGCTCCGGAAGCGGAGGCGACCGTATGGGGGCCGACCGGCCGCCCGGTGTCGCACCGCATCGGCGGCGAATGGATGGGAGCAGATCATGGCGCATGAGCTTGACCGCGTGCTGCGGGCGTTCGCGCGGCGCCCGTGGGCTATCGAGCCCGCCCGCGGCGAGGAAATCCTGGCGGCGCTTATGTTGCGCCATGCCAATGGGCCGCGCGCCGGGCCGTTCCGCGACGAGCCCGCGCCGGAGGGCATGAGCACGGAGCGCGAGGGGCAGGTGGCGGTGATGAACCTCATGGGCTCCATCGTCCCGCGGGCCAGCGCGGTGCGCGACGTGTCGGCGGCGTTCGCCAGCATGGAACGGTTTCAGGCGGCATTCCGGCAGGTGGCGAACGACCCCGGCGTCTCGGCCATCGTCCTGAACATCGACAGCCCCGGCGGCATGGTGGACCTCGTGCCGGAAACGGCGTCGCTGATTGCCGGTGCGCGGCGTTCGGATCGGCCGATCTACGCCATCGCGAACACCATGGCGGCGTCGGCGGCATACTACATCGGCGTCTCGGCGGATCGGCTCTACGTCTCGCCCTCGGGGATGGTGGGCTCTATCGGCGTTCGCATGATGCATGTCGATCAGTCCCGCGCCGTCGAGGCGCAGGGCATCCGCGTCACTGAGCTGTCGGCCGGGCCGCGCAAGACGGAGGGCACGCCTTTCGCGCCGCTGGACAAGGCCGCGCGCGCCGCGCTCCAGGATGAGATCGACGTGGCCTACGCGCAGTTTGTGGACCACGTCGCCGCGATGCGGGGCGTGCCGGCGTCGGTGGTGCGGGCCGACCCGGAGCGGGCCGAGCGGCACATGGGCGGCGGCCGCGTCTATCGCGCCGAGCGGGCCGTGGAGCTGGGCATGGCCGACGCGGTGGCGACGTTTGACGAGGTGCTGGCGGAGGCCGCCTCCGGCCGCCGCGCGCCGCGCCGCCGTCGCGATGCAGAGGTTGAGCGGCGCCGGCTGGCGCTTCTCTGACAGACCGCCCCTCAGCGGGGTTGCAGCGCCGCCGGCGGGCGGGCGGCGCCGTGTGTTCCTGCGCCCGCTGGCAATCAAAATGGAGAATGCCATGACCCTCGCCGAGATGAAGGCGAAGCTTGAGGGGCTGAAGGCCGACGCCTCGGCGACCCTCGACAAGATCGAAGCGGCCGGCGGCTTCGGCGTCGATGCCGCTTCCGAGCACGAGACGGCCCTGGAGACGACCGAGGCCGAGATCGGCCAGCTCAAGGGCGAGATCGAGGCCGCGGAGAAGCTGGCGGAGAAGCGCCGCCAGATGCACAGCACGGGCTCGCGGCCCGCGCTTCAGAACCGGGTGAACGATCCCAACCCGGAGACGACCGGCGGCTTCAAGTCCATGGCGGAGTTCGCGACCGCGGTGCGCGGTTTCGTCGCCAACGGCGACGCCGACCGGCGACTGTTCGCGGCGCCGTCCAATGTCCACCAGGGCGACGGCGGCTCCGGCGAGGGCTTCCTGCTGCCGGCCGAGTTCCGCGACGAGATCTGGAACGCGGTTTCGGAGCAGGACGACTTCCTGTCGCGCTTCTCCCTGACGCCGACCGGCAACCGCTCCATCGAGATGATCAAGGACGAGACCACGCCGTGGGGCTCGGCCGGCATTTCGGCCAACTGGCGCGCCGAGGGCACGCAGATGACCCCGGACAAGCTGGCGCTCAAGGCCAGCCGTATGGAGCTGCATGACCTCTACGCCTTCGCGGCGGTGACGGAGGAGATGCTGTCCGACGCGCCGCGGCTCAACGCGCAGCTCCAGGCCAAGGCGGGGCAGGCCATCGCCTACAAGGCCGCCGAGGCGGTCATGTTCGGCAACGGCGCCGGCCAGCCGCTGGGCTACATGGAGTCCGGGGCGCTGGTTACGGTCGCCAAGGAGAGCGGGCAGTCGGCGGCGACCATCGTGCCGGCGAACATCAACAAGATGTATTCCCGCCTGACGGTCCCGGCCGGCGATCAGCCGTTCTGGGTCGCCAACCGGGACATCTTCCCGCAGCTCCAGGCCATGGGCTTCGGCTCCGACACGCCGCTGTTCTACCCGCCGACCGGCATCACCGGCGCGCCGAACGGCACGCTGCTGGGCTACCCGGTGGTCTACACCGAGCACGCGCAGACGCTGGGCACGCTGGGCGATCTTTCGCTGGTCACGCCCTCGGGCTACTTCGCGGCGGTGCGCGGCGGCGGCGTGCAGTTCGCGTCCTCGATCCATCTGTGGTTCGACTACGGGGCGCAGGCGTTCCGGTGGACCTTCCGCATGGGCGGCCAGCCGATGCTTTCGGAACCGATCAGCCCGGACAAGGGCTCGGCCACCAAGTCGCACTTCGTCGCCCTGGCGACGCGCTCCTGATCCTGACCGGCGGCTCCGCGGGGGCCGCCGGCTTTCGATCCTCGACACAGTGGAGGCCTACATGGCTTTCGAGAACACCATCGGCTCGGATCGCTCGGCGGTCGCGGGCATCATCGACCCGGACGCGACGGGCGCCGGGACCGTCACCACGGGCTGGATCAGCATGGCCGACTTCGGCCGGATCATGGCCGTGGTCATGGCCGGCACGCTGGGCGCGTCCGCGACGCTCGACGCCAAGCTGGAGCAGGCCACCGATGGCTCGGGCACGGGCGCCAAGGACATCACCGGCAAGGCGATCACCCAGCTCACCAAGGCGGGCTCCGACGACGACAAGCAGGCGGTCATCAACTGCCACCAGTCCGAACTCGATCTGGAGAACAGCTTCACGCATGTGCGGCTGTCCATGACCGTGGGCACGGCCACGTCCGACGTCGGCGCCGTCGTGCTCGGCCTGGACCCGCGCTACGGCCCGGCGAGCGACAACGACCTGGCGAGCGTCGCCGAGATCGTCAACTAAGCGGGCGGCGGGCGCTGACATGATCTCGGAACCCGAAATCGTCACGGCGCCCGCCGCCGAGCCTCTTACGCTGGCGGAGGCGAAGGCGCATCTGCGCGTGGACCATAGCGACGACGATGCGCTGATCCAGGCGCAGATCATCGCTGCGCGCCAGATGGTGGAGAGCTTTACGCGCCAGCGGCTTATCACGCAGACGCTGCGGTTCACCTACGACTGGTTCCCGGCCCGGCTGGAGATCCCGGTCTGGCCTGTGCAGTCGGTGTCGTCGGTCAAATACGATGACGCCGAGGGCAATGAGCAGACATTGGCGGCCAGCCGCTACACGCTGGTCAAGCACCGGCCCCGGGTTCTGACGCCGGCCTATTCCGACGTCTGGCCCTCGACGCGCCTGCACTGGGGCGCCGTGCGGGTGGATGTCGTCTGCGGCTACGGGGCCGCGGGCTCCGCCGTTCCGGGCGACATCATGGCGGCGCTCAAGCTGGTGCTGGCGTCTCTCTACGAGCAGCGCGAAGGCGTGATCGTCGGCGTGGATGCGATGGAGCATCCCGGCATGACCGCCCCGCGCGCGCTGCTTCTCCCGCACGTTCTCTACTAGGAGATCATCATGGGCACGTTTCGCGGCACCTTCGTCCGTGTGCAAGACCGCTCTACCAATGGCGCGCAAATTGGCACGCCGGAAGGAAAGGGCGCGCTTGGCACTGCCGATCTGACTACCAGTGCGTCAGCGCAGACAGTCCAGCGCGGCGGAGGCAATTTTGCCGCGCCGGCGGACGGGTATTTTCAAGCGGCGTGCGATACGGCTGTGCGCGTCGCCGCGGGAGAAGATGCGGCGCGCGGAGCCAGCCCGGTCGGGCTGCTCATTTCCGGCGGACAAGAGGGTTATATCTTTGTTCGCGAAGGCGACACCGTGAGCGTAATCGACGCATGACCGCCATCGGCCAGCTCCGCGACCGGGTGAGGTGGTAGGCCATGCGCGCCGGCCGCATGGACCGCCGCATCACGATCCAGGAGGCGACCCGGACGCAGGACGCGCTGGGTGAGCCAGTCCCTGCGTGGTCCGTTTTAGCAACCGTCTGGGCGGAAGTGCGCGCTGCGCGCGGCGGCGGTGGGGAGCGCGAGGGCGAAGGCGAAAAGCTGGAGGCGACGGAACTCAGGTTATTTCGCATTCGCTATTCGTCAACGGTTTCTAGCGTCGGCCCGCAGCATCGCATCCTTTACGATGGCAAGACCTATGATGTGCGCGAGGTAAAAGAAATCGGGCGCCGCGAAGGTCTGGCGATCACGGCGAAGGCGCGAGCGGAATGAGCCGAAAGAAGTCGCTGGGGATGCGCATCGAGGGCGCCGAAGGCATCGACGCCGCGTTGTCGGAGCTGACCAAGGCGACTGCGCGCAACGCCATCAAGCGGGCGCTTGTGCGCGGTGCGGAGATGGTCGCCGGCGAGATGGAGAGCCGCGCCAAGCGCCTGACGGGCCGCACTGCGGACAGCGTGACGGCAAGCACGAAGCGCCCCAAAGGGAGCGATGTTGGAAAAGCGGCCTACGCGCTCGCGAAGAGGTCTGGCGCAAGCAATGAGGCGGCGAGGGCCGCTTTGATTGCGGCGCGGCGCGCCAACCCCAAGGAATTCGCGGAGGCATACGCCGGCCCGAGCAATCGCGCGGGCTGGGCGCATATCGTAGAGTTCGGCGGTGGTCGGCAGGCGCCGCAGCCGTTCGTCCGCCCCGGCTGGGATGCCTCGCAGGGTCGCGTGCTGCGTATCGTGGTCGATGCGATGCGCGAGGAGGTCGCAAAGGCGGCGAAGCGAGCGCAGCGCAAGGCGCGTCGTGAGGGCATGCGCGCGATTGGCTCGAATACTTCCGCAGGCCGCAGACGCGCTCAAAAAGCCGCGGCGCGCGGGTTCAAGGTGCGATGATGGAAACGGACTTCCGAGCGCTGCTGGCGGCAGATGCGACGGTCGCCGGGTTGGTGGGCTCGCGCGTCTATCCAACCGTTAGGCCGCAGGGCGCAGCATTGCCGTGCATCACATTCCAGCCCATCAGCATGTCGGCCGACTACACCTTGAGCGACGCAACAGGCTTCGAGGTGGCGCGCGTGCAGGTGGATATCTATGGAGCTACGGCGACGTCAGCCTATGCGGCCCGGGACGCGGTTCAAGCGGCGATTTCCGGCCATCAGGGCACGCAAGGCGACACCGACTTTCGGGGCATCTTCATCGACGGCCTGCGCGCCATGCACGAGACGGACGGCGCGGGCGGGTCGGTTCACCGCGTCTCCATTGACTTCGAAATCCACCACAGGAGGGCATAACCATGCCGGCCACTTCCGCAGACAACGGCTACGGCGCCACGTTTGGCATCTCGGACGGCGCGGGAGGTTTTACGACGGTCGCCGAGGTCTTTTCGATCACGCCGCCCAACCGCTCGCGCGAGTCCATTGACGCCTCCAATCTGGAGAGCCCGGACGGATATCGCGAATTCATCCCCGGCGGGCTTATCGACGCCGGCGAGGTGACGCTGGAGCTGAATTACGTTCCTTCCGCGTCGCATGTGCTCGAGGCGGAGCTGGAAAAGACGACCGTGGAAAGCTACGAGATCGCTTTCCCCGGAGGCAGCGTGACGCTGACGTTCTCGGGCTACTGCATGAGCTTCGAGCCCGGCCCGCTCACGGCCGACGACCGGATGACGCTGACCGCGACGTTTAAGGTCACCGGCAAGCCCACGCTGGCCTGACGCCATGCCCGCTTTCAATCCAGCCCTCGGCGACACGCGCATTCAGGCGGTGACCGGCGAGGAATATATCCTCCGCTTCGATTTCAATGCGCTCTGCGCCGTGGAGGATCGCATCGGCTGCAAGATCGGAGAAATGGAAGACCGGCTTGCAGAGCCCTCCATGCGTGACCTTCGCGCCTTCCTGGCGTGCGGGCTTCAGCGTCACCACCCCGACATGACCGAAGATGCTGCCGGTGAGCTGTTCCATCCCGGGGGCATTGCGGATGCCATTGGGGCGGCTCTGACCGCCGCGTTCGGCGACCCGACCGGAGCTGCCCCGGCGGACCCTCCGATGGCGGCGGGTGGGACGTCTGGTCCTGCTTCGCCGCGTGGGCAGGAGAAGCCCAAGACGTCGGGCAGTTCTGGGGGCTAACTCCAAAAGCATTTAACGCCGCAATGCATGGTGTCGCTGATCGAATTACGCGCGATCGAGAACTAGCGGCATGGACGGCTTGGCATGTGGCTGCGCTGACCCGGACCCGCCGCTTGCCCAAGCTGGAGCGGCTTCTGCGCCGTCCGGGGCGCCGGCAGTCGCCTAAAGAGCAGACGGTGAAGCTGCTTCACCTGGCAAGCGCATGGGGTGTGCCTCGCGCCGAAATTAACGCGGCCCGCAAGAGACTGGAGGCGGCATGAGCTTAAAAGCGGTCATCGGCGCGCTGCGGGTCAACCTTTCGGCCAACACGGCCGCGTTTTCGCAGGGTATGAACGAAGCGCGCGGCTCTCTGTCCGGTTTCATGGGCAAGGTGAGCCGGGTCGCCGGCCCCGTCGCCGCTGTCGGTGGCGCCATTGCTGCGGCAGGCGCCAAGGCCGCGCAGGCGGCCAAGCAGATCAAGCTGCTTGCGGACATTTCCGGCGCGGGCGTTGAGGAATTCCAGAAAGCGGCTCATGCGGCGCAGACTGTCGGCGTTGGACAGGAGAAGCTGGCCGACATTTTCAAGGACACGAACGACAAGATTGGCGACTTCATCGCGACCGGCGGCGGCGAGCTTAAGGACTTCTTTGAAGAGGTCGCGCCGAAGGTCGGGGTGACGGCGGAGGAATTCAAGAATCTTTCCGGCCCGGAGGCGCTTCAAAAATACGTTGCGACGCTGGAGAAAGCTGGCGTCTCGCAAAAGGAGATGGTTTTTTACCTAGAGTCCATCGCTGATGAAGGCTCTGCGCTGATCCCGCTTCTCGCCAATCAGGGCGCAGAAATGAACCGCCTCGGAAATGAGGCGGAGAGCCTTGGCCTGATCAGCGAAAAACAGGCCGCGACCGCGGTGAAGCTCACGGGCGCGTGGAACAAGGCGATGGGGGCGCTAAAAGCCGTCGCCGTGGCAATCATCGACACTGGCCTGATTGATCTTCTCGCGCGTATTCTCGGCTTTAGTGCGGACATGATCGTTGAGGTCGGGCGCCTAGTTAAACGGCTGGTTGATCTTGCGAAGGTCGGCGTCGCTCGACTGAAAGAAACGGCGCAGGCTTTCGTGGATTTGAAAGACCGGGCCTTAGCCGCGATTAAGAACATGGTGACGGGCATCAAGGACTGGATGCTTGGCGGCCTGAGGGATGCGGCGCAAGGCGCGCTTGACTTCAAGGACAGCGTTTTGGGCTGGTTTTCCGACACGGAAGACGAGGCGGTCGGTAATTCCATCATCCCCGACATGGTGCAGGGGATCACAAAATGGATGCAGAGACTTCCGAAAGAAGGCGGGCAGGCCGCAAAGTCATTTAGCAGTGTTGTCCTTGACAGCTTTGACAAGCTTGCAACCTCAATGGTTGATAGATCGAGATCTATTCAAGACGCCTTAAAAGGTGTTCTTGTTGACCTCGGGAAAGTTGCTATTGAAGCCGCGGCATTTGGAACTGGGCCTTTAGGCAAAGCTTTCGGTGGCGGCTTGGAGTCGCTTCTCACTAGTGCGTTCACAGGTGGGACAAGTGCCGCATTCCCGTCAGTCAACGCCGCGGGTGCTAGCGGGCTTGGGCAGGTTCCCTTAATTCCAAGTTTTGCCGGTGGCGGATTTACTGGCGCGGGGCCGCGTTCAGGGGGCATGGACGGTCAGGGCGGTTTCTTGGCCATGCTGCACCCAAACGAAATGGTTAGCGACGCGCGGAGCGGCAGCGGCGACCAATACGTCACTATCAACAATTCGATCAACGCCAGCGGGCTTTCGCCAGCCCAGGCAGCAGCCATGATTGAGCGCAGCAACCGCCGCACGCTGGAGCGGGTGCGCGAACAGCAGACGCGGGGCGCCTGACATGGCGATGCAGTTCACGACTTATGTCCGTGAGGAAGAGTGGTTTGCCGCGCCGCATAACCTCCAGGTCGGCGCATCGATAGGTGGCGTTTCGCAGGACGTGGCGACCGGGCAAGATCGGTGGCGCGCGATAATCGAGATGCGCGTGCCGGCGACGGCGCGCGGCAAGCTTCGAGCGTGGATGACGCGCCGGCGCGGGCGTTTGATCTCTGACGACATGGGGCCTGTGCGCGACTTGGCTGGAGCCCCGAGCGGTTCTGTAGCTTTCAGCGACGGCGCTTTCTTCAATGACGGCGCAGGCTTTGCGACCGGCGCGACGGTTGGTGCGACGCTTGAGTATCGAGGCACGACGCTGCAAGTGGATGATCCAAATTCCGCGACCAGTTGGGCAGAGGGCGCGTTTTTCGGGCTTTATGGGCGCCTCTATCAGATCACAAACGTTCGCAGCGTCAACGGCTCGACTGTGCTGGTCGATTTCTGGCCGCGCGCCCGGCACGGCGGGAGCATCGCGGCGACTGTCGATTACCCGCCGCGCGCACCGATGCGCCTGGCGTCCAACGATCCGCAAGCCATCAGGGACGAGGTGCGCGGCGCAATCGACCTGACGCTAGAGCTTGAAGAAACGACGCCATGAGGCCGGAAGACCATCTCCGCGAGGACCGGCTTGCGGCGGCGCGCCTTGTTGAACTCGATTTTGATGATGCGGTTCCGCCGGCGCGAGTTTGGCAAGGTGTCGGGACGCTGCGCACCGAAGACGGGCGCGAGTGGTCCGGCATGGGCGTGCTTGGTTCAATTTCGCCGTTGGAGGCTGGCGCAGATCTAAGCGCCTCGCCTTTCACGGTTGGGCTGCGCAATGCGGCTGAAGGCGTGGAGACGGACTTCGCGGCTTTTAATGCGGCCGTAGCGGCCGAGCGGCGGCGCGACGTCTATGGACGACGCATACGGGTGTATCTGCAAGTCCTGGACATCGACACGGGCGATCCGGTGGGCGAGCCGATAGCGGAAGCGGTTGGCATCATGTCTCATATCTCGACCGCGCGCGTCGGGCCAAGCGAGGTCCGCATTACCGTCCATTGCGAGGGGCTCTTTGCCGAAGGGCACAAGCCGCCCCACGGCCGCTACACCGATGCGGACCAGCGCGCCCGGCACCCCGGCGACCCGTCTCTGGAATTCATCGCCGCTAATGCTGACAGGAATTTGGTATGGCCTCGGGACTGAGCGCCTACCTTCGGGAAGTGCGCGAGCGGCCATTCCAGCCGGGCGTCTGGGATTGCGTTTTTTTCGCTGGCGAGTGGGTCCGCCGTTTGACCGGGCGCGATCTGACTGCGCCTTGGGCGGGGCAAGCCCATGACGAGGACAGCGCTCGCCGCATCATTGAAGACGCGGGCGGGCTGGTCGCCCTCATTGACCGCGGCTCCAAAGGCGTTTTGCGGCGCTGTGATCCTGACGAGGCAGTCGTGGGCGTGCTGGACGGCGACGGCGAGGACTTGGCTGCGCTGCGCGCTGGGGCCGCGTGGGTGGTCCTGACGCCGGGGGGCATCGGGCGCACGCGCAAGCATCGCTGCATCGCGGCTTGGGGGGTCTGAATGGCGACACTGATTGTAACGGCCGCGGCTGCCGTCGGCACCGCGGTCGGCACGGCTGCGGGTGCGGCCGTCGGGACCGCTATCGGCGGCACTATTCTCGGCGTTTCAGCGGCCGCAATCGGAGGCGCCATCGGTGGCGCCATCGGTGGCGCAATCGGCGGCTTTGCGGGACGTGCGTTGGCGACGGCGCTTTTCGGCGGGCCGGGCCGTGGCAATGTGGGCGCGTTCGACCCTCGTGCCGCCGGCCGATCCAGCCGTGAGCAGCAGCAATCAATTCGCGAGGGCGCGTCTGAGCGGTTCATGAGCGTTGGTACGGTGCGCGTAGCGGCGGATGCTCATCCAGTTTTCGACACCAACAACGACAACGAATTTCTGCGGGTCATGTGCATCAATCACGGCCCGATAGATAGCTTTATCGAGCATCAGCTTGATGGAGAGCCGGTAAGCCTTGACGGGGCGAGCCTCGTGACTGGCTCGACGGACGAGCGGCTTGATGGCCTGATCTATATCGAGACGGCGGATGGCAGCGACGGGCAAACAGCAATGTCGCAGGCGGTCTCGGATTATGATGCGTGGACGACTGACCACAAGCTGAGCGGCATCGCCGGGGTCTATCTGCGCCAGGCGCCGGTCGCAGCTCGGGACAGCCGTGCGCGGTTCGCCAATCGCGCGATGCCCTACACGGCGATCATCAAGGGTGCTGCGGACATCTACGATCCGCGGACGGGTTTGACGGGGTGGAGCGACAACGCCGCGCTGGTGCTTCTCTGGTATCTGCGCCATCCGGACGGCCGGGGCCTGTCCGACGACGACATCGAGATGGAGAGCTTTCGCGCCGGGGCTAACGTCTGCGACGAGCCGGTTGCGCTTAAGGGCGGCGGGACTGAGCGGCGGTATCGCTGCAACGGCCAGATCGGGCTTGACCAAGAGCCAAAGGAAGTCATCAAGGCGCTTTTGGAGAATATGGACGGCGTCCTGTTCACGAACAGCGCCGGTCAGCTTTCACTCCAGATTGGCGCTGACCCCGTTTCGCGAGTCTTGACGGATCGTCATGTGCTGGCCACTGACTTTCAGGCGCAGCCGCGAGCCATCGACCGATATAACCGCGTGCAGGCGACAATCATTAGCGAGGCGCACGGATTCCAGGAAATCACAACGCCGGCGATCGAGGACGCCGTTTCGGTGTCAAAAATTGGCGCGCGGACGCTTCAGATAGACCTCCCTTTTTGTCCGACGCATACGCAAGCGCAACGCCTGTGCAAAAAGCGGCTGCTGGACCTCAACGCCGCCGAGCGCGGCACGATTGTGACCAATCTCGCTGGCCTGCCCGCACGCCCCGGCTCAAGCCTGCGGATTGATTACGACGGGGCGGAGACGGACCTGCCGCTGCGCGTCGTGCGCAGGACCATTCAAGACAGCGGCGTAGAGGTCGAGCTGGAGGTCATGAGCATCGACCCCGGCTACGACGAGTGGGACGCCGCGACCGAAGAGCGGGACCTGGCGGCCCTGCCGGCAGTCAACAGCAGCGGCGCGATCCTGGCCGCGCCGGTCAACATGGCGGCGACGGGCAACGGCGTGGAGACGGCGGACGGCGTGTTCGGCGCGGCGATCCGGGTCACATGGGACAGCCCGCAGACCGTCGGCGGGTCGCCGGTGACGGCGCCGGAGACGATCCTGGCGGAGTCGGAGGTCGCGCTCGCCGGGACCGACGACTGGGGCTACATAGTCAACGCGCCGGCCGACACCGGCGCCCTGTCTTCGGTCATCCTCTCGGACGGCGTGGACTACGACGTGCGGCTGCGCTTTCGCGGCCCCAGCGGCGGCGCGACAAGCTGGGTCGAGGTCACGAGCGTGACCGCGCGCGCCCAAGTTTCGACGCTCACCGCGCCGTCGCTCAGCGTGGACCCGTCCTCGGTGGATACCGACGTGACCTACACGCTCTCCGGCACGTCGCCCGACGCGGCCGGCGTGCAGCGCGTGAAGCTTTACGAGAACACCAGCAACGACTTTTCGACCGCGACCGGCATCAAGACGTTCTGGATCGGGCGCGACACAAACTTCAGCCTGGATCGCAGCAAGTCCACCGCCGGGACCTACTACTACTGGGCGACCACGTTCAACTCCTCCGGTCTGGAGGGCGACGAAAGCGGATCGGTCGCCGTCACCGTCAGCACGCCATAAGAGGATCAGCGCATGGCCTTCAACAAGTTCGCCGGCTCCATTTTCCGCGACTACTCGACGGCGGGCGACAGCAACTCCGGCGCTCATGCACCGGTCAAGAGCGAAATCCGCGAATGGGGCGCAACGCTCGAAAGCGTGGCCTTCGACACCAAGACTCTAGCGGAGAATTTTCGCAGCGGTAGCGGCGGCATCCCGGCAGATGTCAATGTCATCTGGCTGCGTGGATACAGCAGCGCGGGCGACGGCGGCGGCGCGGCCTATACGCGCGTGGACAGCGAGCCCAGCCATGCGGCCAAGTTGAGAACGTCCGACCGAGCGATCAGCGACGGCACGACAGACGCGACGAATGGCGGCTGGTGGGCGTTGGTTCCGGCGGCTGGCGGCGTCACTCCGGCGCAGTTTGGCGCAGCCGGCGACGGCTCCACGGACGACCGGCAGGCTCTTCTGGACGCATTCAACTTCGGCATGGCGACCGGCGCAAAAGTCGTGGCCGACCCCGGCGCGGTTTATGGCATTTCTGCCAAGATCGACCTCGGGGAGTGTGACGGCCTGCGATTGGACTTTGGCCTCCCCTACGGAGAGATGGACAGCGGCGGCTCGCCAAAGGCTACGCCGATGGCGCGGATTAAGGCGCTTTCTGGCTTTAGCGGCTCCGACATGCTGGTCATCGGTTCGAACGCAGCTCCGGTAAGCGGTCAGTCCACCAGCGCGTTCAACATCGTGATCCGCAACCTTTTCCTCGACGGGGGGGGCAACGCGGAACGCGGATTTGTCCTCAATCGCGCAGGCAAGGCAATCATCAACGGCATCATGGCTGAGCAGGTGACGGGGGACGGGCTAACGTTCGACGGCTGCTGGCTGACCGACGTGCAGCACACTTCGGCGCGCTTTTGCGGCGGAAAGGGAGAAGTCTGGACGGCGACGGCGCGGAAGCATGCCAACACGAAAGCCAGATTCGGGCACCAGACTTCGTGCGCCGGACACCGCCTCTACATCGAGACAGCCGATGACTTTAACCTTGCGCCGTCGCAGCTTATCTTTACCGAATACACGGTTGAGGGGTGCTCGACATCTGGTGCGGAGGGCGCGGAGGGCGTCGGAAACACCGCCTGCATGAAAATCCAAGGCGACAGCGGGGTTGTCGTTTTTGACAACTGCAACTTTATCTCTCCGGTCGGGGATGAAGCGCCCTGCGTGGAGTTCGGCGAGGCAGGCTATACGCGGCCCGTGGGGGCGAAATTCAAGGATTGCCAGTTCCAGCATAGTTGGAGCAGTGGCATCGTCGGGGCGATCCGGGCTCAGGACAACACCGAATACCTTGTCGTGGATAACCCGACTCGTGTGTTGGCCGGCAGCACGCGTCTGTTTGATCTGAGCAATATTGCCGTTGCTGACAGCAGCGTAGTGGTCAAGGGCGACATCCGCCCAGAGGATGTTACCGATACGGCTGATTTTCCCAAGCTGGCGATCCAAAGCTATCGCCTGTCTAACTGGCTGACCAACAACGGCTTGCAGATGCGATCCGCACCTCTCGACGGGGACTGCGCCGACTGGAAGTTGGGCGTGGCAGACGGGGCCAACTCGGACGCGTTCGCGACGATCGTCAATCTGAGTTTGTCGGGCCTCGGTCTCAAAAACTTTGCCGGAACAGAGGTTGATGGGTCGGCTGCGAACGGGACGCTGATTTACTGGGACGGGACCGGGACCGCGCCGGATAACGGCTCGAATGGCGCCGGCTTTTATGGGCGCGCTAGCGGTTCTTGGGTCTTTATCGCGGGGTGAGGATACAAACATGAGTCTGAGCCTTTCCCTCTCGCGCCTGAGCCTTGGCGCGGCGCGGGGCGGCGGCGTCCCGCCCGTCTCCATCGCCTTCGCGGCCGACGCGACCGGCACGCTGGACACGGCCACGCCCCCGGCGGGCTACAGCCTGCCCGGGACGGCGCAGACGGTGACGCTCTCCGCCTCGGGCTACGGGGACGAGCAGGTGGAGGTGTCGTCGCTCGGGGCGGTGACGGAGAACGTGTCCAGCAACATCAGCGGCGAATACGCCTCTCTCCCGGTTGGTTCTACGGTCAACGCCTCGGGGCCGATTGACCTCGTGCGTGACAGCGACAGCGAGCCGGTAGTGGGCACGCTGGTCGCCTCCATCGCGGGCGCGCTGGACATCGAGCTTGAGGCCGATCTGTCGCAGATCGAGGTGAGCAGCCAGACCCTCGCGGAAGGCTCGACGGTCACGCTCTCCGCTCCGGGGGTGCCCAGCACGAATTACACGATCACCGGCGGTAATGCGGAGTTCGTCGCGGGTTCGACCGGCGTGGGGTATCTCAATCTGCCCGACGGGGTTGGCCTCCAGCGCGACCTGACGGATGCCTTCTCGGTGCTGGAGTTCGGCGCCTTCGTCCATGCCTCGGTCGCCTCGGACGCCTCCGCCGTCGAGGTCGCCAACGTCACCTCCCGCAGCGGGACAGGCTCCCTCGTGGTCACGCGCCAGACCGACGGCACGCTGGACGCCACCCTCACCGACGACAGCGGCACGAGCGCCAGCGTCACCGGGGCGAGCTACCCGGCGGGCGAGCGCAGGACCATCGGCGTCAATGTCGGGGACGGCGAACTCTTCTGTTCCGCCTATGACGGCTCCAGCCATAGCCCCGTCTCGCGGGCGGCCTCCGTCTCCGGGCTGTCGGCCTTCAACATCGAGACCGTGACGCTCTTCCAAGGCGGGGACGTGACGGCCTACGGGCTGATGGTCGCGGCCCCGGCGGACCTGACCGCGGGCGAGGCGGAGACGAACATCTCCGATCTGCACAACACCTACAAGAGTCCCGTCACAACCGTCTCTTACACTGGCACCTACGATACTGGTCTGGTCAGCGGCGACAGCAGCAAGCGGTGGATGCGCCTGCTGACGGACGGCGATCTTACGCTCAGCGGCGCCCTCGCATCGGTGGAGCGTCAACGTGTTGGAGGCGGCGCTGGGGGTGGCGGTCGGCTCGGCGGCGGCGGCGGTTCGGGCGGCGGGCATGAAGATACGGCGGCGATGGCCGCCGGCACCTATGCCGCGCAGGTCGGAGACGGCGGCACCGGCGGCAACAGTTCTGCAAACGCGACTGCCGGTCAGGATACCACTTTCGACGGCAAGACGGCGCTCGGCGGCGGCCCGGGGGGCACTTACACCGGCACTGCTAGCGGCCAAGAAGGCGGCTCCGGCGGCGGCGCCTGCGGAGTATCCGGTTCCGGCGGTGCTGGCCTCCAGCCCGCCTCGGTGGACGGCGGATTTGGAAACAGTGGCGGCGCAGAGAGCGTATCGAATGCCGGCGGCGGGGGCGGCGCGGGAACAGCCGGCCAGTCTGGCGGCGCTGGCGGACTAGGCGGCTCGGGCCGGGCGGCCATCGGCTCGGGCAACACCTACGCCCGCGGCGGCGACGGCAACGATGCGGGCGGGGAGGCGCCGGGCACGTCGGGAGGCGCGAATACCGGCGATGGCGGCACTGGCGGCAACGACGCCGCGCGCCTCGGCGGCGACGGCGGTTCTGGCGTGATCGAGCTGGTGTTCGTGGACGCGGAGGTCAGTATTTCATGACCCGCTTCCGCTCCCTTCTCCGCTCCCTCGGCCAGTCCAGCGTGGACGGCCCCCGCACGGCCTACGGCGAGGCTCGCACGCAGATGGTTCACATCACCCTCGGCCTGACCGTGGCGCTCCCCTGCGGCTGGCTGTGGGGGCTTCCGGGCTTGTTCGCGCCGGTCGTTCCGTGGGCAATCGCGGAGGGGCTGCAATGGCGTAAAGGGGCCGGCCTCAAGATGGTCCGAGACGCGATCAAGGACGGTGCTTTTTGGGCCATAGGCGCGTGGGCGGCGGGTGAAATTCTCGCGGGCACGCCGGTCCCTGACGCCTTCGGCGTGCTGGTGGCCGGGCTTTGCGGGGCCGCTGCGGTCGGGGCTTTTCTGGAGGATCAGCGATGAACGAAGCCTTTCGCATTCTGCTCATCACCGGGGCGATCATGGCGCTCGCCGCGGTCGCAGTCATCACCGGCC